GATGCTATGCTTTGGAAGGAAAGTAAAGTTATTTGGTGCGATGATTTTGTTGAAAGTATTCAAGATGCGTATAAGAAACGAAATAATAACTGTATAACTTTAGAGGGTTTACTTACCCTTTTAGATAGTTTAGGGATACGTAAACTAAATAAATTACCAAGTAAAGCACCCGTAAACCCACAAAGTAAAGTAAAGGATATTAAAGTAGAGGATATTAAAGAAAAGTATGAGGCCAGAAAATTAAAATTTTCTTCCACATTAGAACCTTATTTAGAAATTTATGGAAGAGATTTTTTAAATGAATTTTATAAATATTGGACTGAGCCAAATAAATCAAAAACAAAATTTAGACAAGAACTTGAAAAAACTTGGGATTTGGAAAGGAGATTAAGCACTTGGGCTAAAAACGATAAAAATTTCAAAAAAACTAACGATGGACAAGAATCACCAAACTCAGGGAATGTCACCAGAAGAACTGTTGACTCAAACTAATATAGGTGTTGAACCTATTGGAAGGTATAAATACCAATTTTTAAAAACTAAAAAACCAGAAGAATTATCTGAAACTGAAAAACAACAGATTTATAATTTTGAAAACAGAAATAATAATCAAGAATTATCTCCAGAAAAAGAAGAGAATCTTAAAAATTATTTACAAAGCGTTAGAAAACCACCACCAAAAATTGAGTTTACAATTACTGCTCTTGAATTATGGAAATTGTTTATTAAAAACTTTGAGAAAGTAAATGGTAAACCTTTTTTAGGAGTTGGAGGAAAAGATGGTTTAACAATAAAAAATCTTGAACCTCTACTTTATTACTTTTCAAAAGATGATCGATTTTTCAAATGTGAAAATCTCTCAAAGTTATCAGTTCCAAGTTTTGATAAAGGCTTATTGATAATCGGAAACTATGGAAATGGCAAAACTTCTACAATGAAAGTTTTTGAGCATATTTTTAAAGGTATTCCAGGATATACATTTAATGGTTATACAACAAATGAAGCAGTTACTTTATTTGAGAAATGTAAAGATGATACCGACAGAGACGAATTTGAAAAAAAAATGTGGTTAGGTACTCGCTATTTTGATGATTTAAAAACAGAACGAATTGCTTCAAATTTCGGAAAGGTCAATATTTTCAAAGAAATTTTAGAAGAGCGTTATAGTAAAAAATCTAAAACTTATTGCACAATGAATTTTAAAAATGGTTTCAAAGATAATATTGAAGAAGCCGTGTTTGAATTAAGTGAAAAGTATGGAGAGCGTATTTATGACCGTGTATTTGAAATGTTCAATATAATTGAGTTTAAAGGCGAATCATTTAGAAAATAGCATGAAAAACACCAAAATTAAAACTTCCGAAATACTAAAAAGTGAAAAGTACGCAGTACGAGTAACCACATTAGAACAGGCTAAAATATTAGTTCCTATGTATAAAAGCTTTGAAGATTTGGAGTTGTTTTTTAATAACGACCCAAAACATGTTGAATATGTTGGAGCAAGGCACACCATGAACAAGAAGTTTCATTTATACTTTGTTCACAAAGAAGGAAAAACAATTATTGAATTTGAAAATTTAGAAATAGACACATAATGGCAAAACTTTTAATTGGTATCGACCCAGATGTCGACAAGTCCGGTGTAGCTTTTTTAAATGATAATAAGCTAAAACTTCAAAACCTTACTTTCTTCGAATTATTCGATTTATTAAAGTTTTACAAAGAAAGAGAAGTTAAGCCTATTGTTTATGTAGAAAAAGGCTCATTGAATAAATCAAATTGGCATTCAAAAGCAAATAAATCTTCTCAATGGAATGCAGGTATTGGATCTTCATTAGGTAGAAACTTTGAAACTGCTAATAAAATTATTGAAATGTGCAATTACTTAAATCTACAAGTAGTTGAGGTAAAGCCTACCAAAAAGAAAATGGATAGTGATATGTTCAAAAAAATCACTGGAATTAATAAATAAAATAATAGACGCAGACGAGGAATTAATAAAATTTTTAATTGATAGTAAAAAAGATTATAAACAGATCGATGAAGAATTAACAGACAGTAAAAAATTACAAAACTTTATATTTGAAAACTATAATCCTGTTAAAGACAGTATCACAAATGAAATATTTATTAACGGATTACTACTTGATGACGTAAAACTAAATACTATTTATTTTTCATGTAAAAATTATTTGGATTTTTCACCAACTAAAAGTGATGTTCGCGATATGATTAATTCGGAACATACAACTTTGTTTAATCCATTGAATGAGTTTTTTAAACAGAAGTTACATGAAAATTCAGAAAGTGTAATCGATGATTATATAAATTGCATCGAACCTAAGTCAGATTATAATAATTGGGCTTTTAAAAAGTGGATTGTCGGTTGTGTTCACAATTGGATTAGTCCGATTAACGAGCCTAAAGTATCGCCTTTGACATTGGTTTTATGCGGTCAAAAACAGGGAACTGGGAAAACTTCATTCTTTAGAAATTTATTGCCAGCGGATTTGCAAAAGTATTTAATTGAACATAAAATAGATGCTAAAGATAAAGACAGTATTTATAATTTGGTAAAAGGATTATTAGTACTTGATGACGAGTTTGGTGGTTTGGCAACCCGGGACGTTAAGGATTTTAAAAAAGTAGCTGATACAAATATGGTAGATATTCGTTTGCCTTATTCTGCTTATTATGCTAAATTAAAAAGGAGAGCATCTTTATGTGGTACAAGTAACGAAAGAGATGTTTTAAAGGATGTTACAGGTAATAGACGTATATTACCTATAAATGTAGAAAAAATTGATTACAACCGTTTAATTTCATTAAACACAAATAATTTATGGCTAGAAGCGTATCAACTTTATAAAAATGGTTTTGACTGGAAAATATTTAGTGAAGAAGATATAATTTTCTTAGAAGACAGCACACGAAAAAATATAGAAAATATGCCAGTTGAAGACTTATTTTTTGAACATTTTTCTATTGAAAAGAACTCTTATTTTGAAGTTGAACTTATACTTTCACAAGGTCAAATACTTAATTTTCTTAATGGTGTAGCTAATTTTGTGGTTACTAAATATGATGTAAAGGATATTATTACTAAAAATAAATTAGAGAATAAACAATATAAGAAATTCGGTAAAAATATGCGCGGTTATTGTCTTTATACACAAAGAAACGAGTAACAAAGTAACAAAAAGGTAACAAAAAATAAAAAAAAATGTTACCTTATAAATAATTAAAATTCAATAACTTACATCTAAAGTAACAAGGTAACATAAAATATAATAATTAAACTATATATACTATTACATTATTCATTATTATAACATAAAATGAAATATAGATATTATATTTAAAGTCCAAGTAAAAAATAATGTTACCTGTTACCTAACGTTTAACTAATTAAAAATCAATAATTTAAAAGTAACAAAAATGAACGAAAATAATATTCAACAACAAATAGTCGTCTGGTTTAATAATACTTACTGCTTAAAAAATCATAAAAATAGGTGCATGATATTTTCAGTTCCTAATGATTCTATAAACGCAATTGAAACTAAACGTAAAATTAATACAGGACTTTTGCGAGGTGCAAGTGATTTAATAGTTATTTTACCAAACAAATTATTATTTATCGAGGTTAAAACTGAAAAAGGTGTACAATCAGAAGTGCAAAAAGATTTTAAGAATAGAGTTAATAATTTGGGATTTGACTATTACCTAGTTAGAAGTTTAGAAGAATTTAAAAAAACAATAATAGATGCAACACAACCTACTAATCCGACTTTACGACTACCATTGTAATTTGTTTATCAATGGGACAATATGTTACGAATACTTTGTAGCAATAGAAAACGAATATTTGAAACGTTATAAATTATTTACGGTATGCCTAAATTGACCAACCGCACTATAACCTACCCAATCGATCAAAAAATAAAAGACCTACACAAAGCAATAGTAAACGGAGATAAAGAAACTGCGGATAGATTGCAGAAATATATTTCATATTTTGAGTATGGTATTAAATAAATTACTATATTTGCATAGTAGAGTCGTAGCTACAATTAAAAACATTACAAAAATTCGCTCTACGATAAGGACTACGACCCTTTGAATAGAGCGTTTTTATTTTTTATGAAAACAAGAATAGAATCAAGGATTGCGGAAGGTGGTAATGAATGGTATTTTCCACAATATTATATTAAACCTTTTTTATTCGGGTTATTTGGAGGTTGGAAAGACTTTATTGAAGATAAAGGAGTTGACCCATTAGGTTTTACCTATCCAGATGGTATTGTTCAGTTTTATTATAAAAAAGATGCTATTAAGTTTTTAGAAAATATGAATTATAAAAATAAAGTAGTTTATGAAAACACTAAATAGTTTAAGCGGTGGAAAAACAAGTTCTTATTTAGCTAAACATTACCCAGCAGATTATAATGTTTTTTCTTTAGTAAGAATTGAAGATGTAAGATGTACACCAAAAGATAAAAAATTAGTTCAATTAGTTTGTGATAAAATTGGAATGGAATTTATTGCAACTGCCGAAAGTGATAAAACTTTAAAAGTAGTTTTAGATTTAGAGCAAGTAATAGGAAGTGAAATAATTTGGCTAACTGGAGATACTTTTGAACAGATTAATTCTAAAGGATTTTTACCAAATCAAAGAAGAAGATTTTGCACTACTAAAATGAAAATAAAACCAATTGCAGATTTTTGCAGAAACGAACTAAAAGAAATTGTTTTAACTCGATTAGGCATTAGATATGATGAAGAGCATAGAGTTAATTATGATAATACAGATTTTGAATTTCATAATGGATTTTCTAAAAATGGTCGTAATAAATGGATTACAGAAAAATATAGGGAGTTAGAATATCCTTTAGTTGACGATAAAATAGAGCATTATAAGATTTATAAATGGGCTATATCTACAAAATTAGATTTTCCTAAAGATAGTAATTGCGTAGGATGTTTTCATAAACCATTACAACAATTACGTAAAAATTGGGAAGATGAACCTTTAAAAATGCAATGGTTTGCAGAACAAGAAACAAATCTTAAAAGATGGAAACAAGGAGTTAATTATAATGATATTAAAAAAATAGGATTGCAAACAGACTTCTTTTTTGGAGTTGGCTCTGGATGCAATTCAGGAGGATGTACTGATTAAAACCCAAAGGAAACATTTTATATCAAAGGAGATTTAGACCTGAGCTTATTGAGAAAATGGATAAGTATCTGGAGGAATTAAAAAATAATCCCCTTTTATATTAAATTATTTTTGTAGTTTTGTTCCAATATGCTTGAAGAGTTAGCTAAAAAAGATGACATTTGGAGAAAAAAAGCTTTACAGATTTGTAAGGACAGGGATTTAGCCGACGAAATTGTACAGGAAATGTACATCAAGTATTACAAAAATAATGTTACCAAGACAGATGAATTCTATGTAATAGCTACATTAAGAAATTTATTTATAGACCATAAGAAAAAACCATACAATTCAGAAATTACAGAAGTTCCGGAATATGAAAAATTCCAAACAGACGATAAAGAAGAATCAATATTAAAGAAATTAGATTGGTTTGAAATAGAATTAATCGAAATGAATTACGATAAATCATTAAGAGAGATTGGAAGAGAGATTGGATGGACGCATGATATGGTTAGAAGAACAATTTTAAACGCTAAACAAAAAGTAATGTTATGAAAGAAGAAAATATTTTAACATCAACTGCTGACTTTGTAAATTTTAGAGTTGAAAGAGTCGTAAATGGATTTATTGTACAATTCAATAGCCGACCACAAGAATTTACCAATGAAACATATGTTTTTAATTCTATTGAACAGTTATCAGATTTCATTTCTAAATTAAATTAATATGCCAAGACCTAAAAAAAATAACAGAGGATTAGGAGATACAGTTGCATCTATTACAAAAGCAATCGGAATCGATAAGTTAATGCCAGATGACTGCGGTTGTGATAAGCGTAGGGATATATTAAATAACCTATTACCTTACAAAAATAAATTAAGTAGATGTTTAACAGATGAAGAGTATCAATGGTATTCTGAATATCTAAAAAGAAAATCGGTAAAAGTAACAGCATCAGATGTAAAAACATTATGTGAATTACACTCTTCTCTTTTTAACTTTAAAACAGCTTGGTATCCATGTGCAACATGTAGTCCAAAACCTTTAATCCAAATTATAAACAGATTGGATTTAATTCATAAAAATCATAGTGATGAAAAATAAAATAATTAACATAATAGTTTTACTACTAATAGCAGGGATATTAATCTTTGTAGATAAAGAAATAATTAAAAATGATTTAACTAGTATTAAGTATTTATTACTTTTGATATTCTTAGTTGGACTTGAATTTGCTAATAGGGATAAGATTGAATAATCAATATTTTTCAAATGGAAAAGACTAAAGGAGGAGCTAGAGAGGGCGCAGGGCGTAAAAGTAAGGCGCAGGAACAATCATTAGTTGAAAAACTTACCCCATTAGAGCCTTTAGCGTTTTTAGCCCTTACGGACGCCCTAGAGGATAAAAAAGATTGGGCGGTAAAATTGTATTTCAATTATATGTTTGGCATGCCTAAGCAGGTGGTTGACCAAAATACCAATCTAAATATAAATGACTTCAATCTGAAAGAAGTATTAAAATTTAAAGAGTGATGAAATCAATTTTATTTGCAGAATGGTTAGCAGAAAATCATTACCAACTTTGTAATGTTAGTAATGGAACTTATTATTGGGAAAGTGAAAGTGATTCGGATGGAACACAAACCACGTTACAATTAAAAATTAAATTTGATAACACTAAACAATAAATACGCGCCATTATTTAAAAACGATACAAGATTTTTTATAATAACAGGCGGGCGTGGTTCAAGTAAGAGCTTCGGGGTTGGTACATTTGCCAACCTTTTATCTTTTGAACAAGGACATAGAATATTATTCACACGTCAAACAATGACGTCCGCACACCTTTCAATAATTCCAGAGTTTCAGGAAAAGATCGATTTAATGGAACTCAATAACTTCTTTGACGTTACCAAATCAGAAATAAAGAATAAACAATCAGGTAGCGAAATTATATTTCGTGGCATCAAAACAAGTTCTGGCGACCAAACCGCAAACCTTAAATCATTACAAGGCGTTACAACTTGGATATTAGACGAGGCGGAGGAGCTTACAGATGAGAAAACCTTTGATAAAATAAACCTTTCAATCAGACAGAAAGGAAAACAGAACCGAGTTATACTTATTCTTAATCCGGCAACAAAAGAACATTGGATTTACAAACGTTTCTTTGAACAGTCAGGAGTTACAGAGGGATTTAATGGGATAAAAGATAATACTACATACATACATACCACCTACCTAGATAATATTGAAAACCTTGACGACAGCTTTGTTTATGAAATAGAAAGAATAAAAGAAACTAATCCTAAAAAATATAACCATGTTATTTTAGGTGGTTGGCTCGACAAGGCAGAGGGTGTTGTATTTACTAATTGGAGGTTTGGAGAATTTAATCCAGACAATTTACAAACTACATTTGGTCAGGATTACGGATATAAAATTGATCCAACTACTTTAGTTGAGGTTGCAATTGATAAAGTAAAAAAGAAAATATACGTCAAAGAACATCTTTACAAGGTTGCTCTTAATACATCTGAAATCGCAAGTATAAATATTGCTATTGCCGGGCGCTCAAAAATAATCGGAGACCACGCCGAGGGTAGATTAATTGATGAACTTTATAAGGGTGGTTGTAATATTTCGCCTTGCGATAAACCACCAATTGAATATGGCGTTTCTCTTATGCAAGACTATGAAATTATAGTTGAAGCCAATAGCCACAACATAGCAAAAGAATTAAACAACTACGTTTATTTGGATAAAGGAAGTAAATTGTATCTTGATAATTACAATCACTTAATCGATGCAATACGTTACGTTGTCATCTATCATTTAGGTAAATCACGAGGTGTTGAAATACGTTAGTAATTGCAACAAAAACCAATAATTTAAGTTATACTATTATGAAAGTAAAGATTGCTCAGGACTTATCAGATATTACATTACTTCAGTTTCAGAAGTATGATTTGTATTTGCAAGGCGAACCTGACTTGTTATTGAAGATACAAATATTTACAGGGATTGATAGAGATAAATTAGCAACCGTTCCGTTAATTGATTTACAGGAATTAGAATTGTTGATTGATAAAGCATTGGTTACAGAAACGCCATTTAAAGACCGTTTCTATATTGAAGATATTGAGTTTGGTTTTATTCCTAATCTTGATAAAATGACTTTCGGAGAGTTTAAAAATTTAAATGATTACGATGGGAGCGTTGAGGATATGCACAAGACAATGGCTATATTATTCAGACCAATACAAAAGAAATTTTCATTTAGAAAAACAAAACTTTATACAATTGAACCATACAACGGAACGGATAAGTATGCTGAAATAATGAAATTAATGCCATTGAATGTTGTAACAGGAGCGTTGTTTTTTTTTGTGAATTTATCAAAAGAATTACTGACGCATACCCAGAAATATATAATTCAGGCACAACAGAGGGAAGAACAGCAAGCGATTATTTCCAAAAATGGGGATGGGATGCAACCCTCAATGAATTAGCAGGAGAGAATATACTGAATGAAGAACCTGTATTGAAGTTAGAAATACACCACATACACGTACATTTAGCGCATAAGATTGATAAAGGCAAATTGAAAGAGGAAATAATGAAACCGAATAATGATAAAAGTATAAATTTATGAGTGGAATTATAGAAAGTTTTAGCAATGTAACATCAGAGGGAGTTACATTACATTTAAAAGAAAAAACATCGTTAAAGAATGGTAATATAGAAAGCGATGAGTTTTGGGTGTCTTGGGATAAAATAGGAGAATTATTATTTAAAGAAATAAAAGACAATGGAAAAGACAATTAACATTAAAGTAGTTGCTCCAACTTTAAAAGAGATAAAAGCAACAGAAGAATATAAAGCATTTATTAATAAAGTTAAGTCAATGACTAAAACAATTTCAGATGAACCAGTACTCACAACTTCTTAACTATTTAAAATCATTAGCAGATGAAGACGTATTTATCAACACGATTACAAAAGGAGATTGGGCAAAACAAGAACTCAACAAAAACATTAAGTTCCCACAATGTCACATCAACGTTACCGATGCAAATTTTAATAATGGTAGCACGATTTTATTTGGTGTACAGATTGGTGTATTCGATATTAGGGATTTAAGCAAAGAAATAACTACAGATATTTTTTGGGAACAGGACAACGAGGTAGATAATCATAACGAAACATTAGCATCATTAAATCGAATGTGGCTTATAATGCTTGCCGATTTTGAAAAGACAAACATAACCGCAAGCGAAAACCCTACATTAGAAATAGTAACATTTGAAAGAGCGAACGTTTTAGACGGTTGGATATTAACATTTCAGGTAGAAATCCCAAACACAACGATTTCATTATGTCCGTAAAGAATAGTTTAGATGACTTTGGTAAATACATAGTCCAGCAGTCCAGAACCAATCTAACAAAGAAAGGTAAAAAGGACAAGGGAGATTTATACAAGTCATTAAAATATGAATTAAACGTTTCTAAAAACAGCTTTGAGTTATCTTTCTATATGGAGGATTACGGTAAGTTTGTTGATAAAGGAGTAAAAGGTGTAAGTAGTTCAGCTAAAGCACCAATAAGCCCGTTTAAGTTCGGAGCAGGTACAGGTAAAAAAGGAGGATTAACTTCAGGTATTAAAGGGTGGACTAAAAGAAAGAGAATACAATTTAAAGATAGGGGAACAGGAAAGTTTCTTAGTTACGAAAGTACAGCATTTTTAATAATGCGCTCGATATATCAAAAAGGTTTAGAAACTACAAATTTCTTTGAAAGACCTTTTGAGTTAGCATTTAAAAGATTACCTGATGAAGTTGTAGAATCGTATGGTTTAGAAATTGATAGTTTATTAAAGACAAGTTTATTATGATTAAAGTATTATCGCCATATTATATCACAGTACCTTTTACAAATCCAAGTACATTATTACCTTGCGAGTTTTTCACGCTAGAAGTATTTATTTATACAGGAGATAAAAGCCAGCCTGATGTGTCATTGTCTTATGAAAAAACTATTAAGAATCCTGAATCATTAGATACTAATTTAAAGATTGATATTTCAAATTTAATAGCAGAGTTTGTCCCTTTACTTGGTGCATGTTGGGTTCGTTATCATATTATGTACGATGGTATAAATTTCCCATATTACCAAACGGTAAAACTTGCAACAAAGGGATATACTTACGGTACTGAATCAGAAAATCAAGAAGTAAGCGGAATACTTACCACAGGATTGGAACATAAAATGGCACGTGGAGAAACTTTTGTTGTAAAGATATTGGCAGAGGAAACAGTTGTACCTGTAGGGGATTTAATATTGACAAGTGTAACGGTAGATACACATCCAATTTATACAGCGGTCTTTACTTTTGATCCTCAAATAATAGATGTTTATTTCCGATATAGATTAGATGGAGCAACGGATTGGACTAACGATTTGACTATTGGTATTACAAGCCCTTATGATGTAGAAATAGACGAGGCTGATGGATTATATAATTGTCAGGTAGTAGGGTTTGATGAAATAAATAATACTGAGGTTATATCTAACACAATTAATTTAACAATAGTATGATAGCAACAATAAAAAGTTATCCTAATCTAGAGATAGATACTACGCAAGATATTTACGATACTTTAGACAGCACAGAAATTATACAAACTATTTATATTACCGCTCCTTTAAACGATACTTATATTGAGGTTGTGTATGATAGTATTACAATAACTATTGATGTAGTTGATGAGTGTAGATACGATCCAATACCAATATCCTTTAGAAACAAACAAGGAGTAGAACAAATAATTACTTTCTTTAAAGCTAAAACAACAAACCTGTCTACTACAAAATCAGAGTATAAAAACTACATAGATTTCGTTTATAATGTAAATGGTAAAACTAAATTTAAAGTGAATAGTGGGTTTTATAATGAAGACCAAAACGAATTATTCAGACAGCTAATGTTAACAGAATATTGTTCTTGGGGATTAATACCATTGAAAGTAAGCTCGACAAATTTAGAATACAAAACAAGACAGAAAGACAGACTTATAAATTATGAGTTTGAGTTTGAATATGCTGTAAATGAAATACAATGAGAGTAGATATTTACATTGAAGATAAAAGAGTAGATACATTTAAAGATGAAAGCGTAGAGCTTAATAGCTCTATTGCTAACATAAACGATATTACAAAAATAACGACTGAATTCACAAAATCTTTTACAGTTCCGGCAAATGATAACAACAACGGAATATTCAAGCATTATTACGATGCCGATATTGATAATTCATTTGATGCACGTACTAAAGTAAATGGTCGAATAGATATTGATGGAGTACCTTTTAAATTTGGGAAATGGAAACTGGAAAAGGTAATTGTAAAATTAGAAAAAGCAGATAGCTACACTATTAACTTCAGAGGTAATTTAGTTTCTTTAAAGGATAAGTTTAAAGAGGATGAATTAACTTCTTTAGATTTGTCAGATTTCGACCATTTATATAATTCAACAAATGTAAAAAACGGATTAATAGGCAGTTTATTTTCTGGAAACATAATTTATAATCTATTTGCTAAAAAAAGATATTACTATAATTCAGATGCAGGAGATACTGAAGTTTCAAATATAGCTAATACAGGCGTATTGTGGAGCGACTTAAAACCATCTTTAAGACTTATAAAAATAATTGAAGCGATTGAAACAAAATATAACATTACATTCTCACGTGATTTCTTTGGGCGTGACGAGTTTAGTAAATTATTTATGTGGCTTAATACGGATTCTTCAATACTTGGAACACCAACAGAACAATTAATAAATTGGGATAGTGGCAACGGATCAGATTTTGGATTATCAAATACAACTGATAAATGGATTAATACTCAAACCACAGGTTTTAAGTATCGATATAGAATAACAGTAGAGCCTACAATTGACGGTATACCTTACACTATTGTAGTTAAGAATTTCGGGCAGGTAGTTGCACAGTTCGCAGTTGAGGGAGGGGATTATACAGGAACATTTGTAATAGTTCCGCAAGTGAACGGAGGGAATACGCCTTTTGAATATACGTTTTATATTTCGGCTTCTAATTCAATTGAATATGAAGCATCTATACTATTAAGACGTACAGGGGTTACAGGAGGAGTTTTGGATAAACAAAGTTTTGCGTCTACAAACACATTGATTGACGTGTTTAATGTTTCTGCAAACTTGCCTAAAATAAAAGTATTGGACTTTATGAAGTCTTTGTTTCAGATGTTTAAACTTATAGTTATAGCAGATGAGTACGATGGTATTTATATAAATACCTTAAACGATTATTACGCACAAGGTAATTTATACGACCTTACGAAATACGTGGATTTTGAGCAGTACGATGTTGAGAGAGGGACTATATTAAATACAATTAAGTTCAAGTTTTCAGAACCAACTACCTTATTAAATATTCAATTCCTTAAAAATACAGGATTAGCTTATGGAGATGAGGAAGTAATATTGCAAGATGAAGATGGGAACTTATTAGATGGCGATTCTTTAGATATTCAACTACCTTTTGAGCAATTTATTTATGAAAACCTAACAGACAAAGCAGATAATGTAGTAACAAATGTTATTTTGGCAGGCATATTTGATGAGAATATAGAACCAGTAAACCCAAAACCACATTTATTTTATAATAAATTAGAGAATATATCCGATAAACCTATAAAATTTATAGACCAAACAGGCACTACAACGACAGTAAACGC